AATTAATTAAAGCATATTCAAGAGCGTCAAAACAAAGCCATAAAAGAATGATTAGAATAATATACAGTGGATAATCGTGTCTCATATTAAATAACCGCCTTTGAATCCTTGCGAGTAGCAAGGATAAAGCTAATAAGTTGAACGCGTGCGATTGATAAGTCTAGCTTATTAATTATTGCAGTAGGTGTCGAGGCATTGCCGTGCGGGTCTAGTATGTCCATCATGTCGGTAAGTATTGTCATGTCGTGTATTCCTATAGTGTTGTTAATCGTTTAATAATCAAAACCAATGTAAACCGTAGTTGAGCCTTTTAAGAAAAGCTCGCGATTCCAGTCTGCATTGTCTGATATAGAGTAGGTTTTACTGGACTTGTCATAATGGCCGCGTGTGAATACTGTTTTTGCCGCTGGTTTACGCATAATAATTTCACCAGGCTTAGTGTCTTTTAAGGCGATGGCGGTAAAGGTGTCACCGTTCAGTGTAATTGTTGTCATGTCGTGTATTCCTATAGTGTTTAAATTGTATATCCCGCGATGGGATAACTAGAGTTTAACATCCATTAAAAAAGCGTGTCAACAATTAATTTACAGAAAGGCGTAAAATATAATCATGCAAGCATTCACACTACCGCCGAAACCAAACATTAAGAAGCAAGAGCAAAAGCCTGATGCTCGTAGGTTTTCGGTAATACCATTACGTGCAATGCACGACAAAAGGCTCACACGTGGCGATTATGTCCATCTAATAGCATTGTGTTCTTATTGTTCACCTAATGGCTTTACGTTTGTAGCACATAGCACAATCGCAAAGCTAAGAGGTGTCTCGGCTGCTAACGTATCTCGCGGACTAAAGAAACTGGAGCGATACGGTTACTTCCAACAAGTCCGCAAAGGCTACACGTCAATGCGTGGATCTCTTAAGCGTGTCATATTCGATGAATCACTGGACTTGAGAGCGCAGGAGTCAATCAGCGGCGTATCAATTGGATCGATTATTAATAGAGAAGGTGAAGCAATGACAAGAGCAAACAGAAAGCAAGCAATTAAAGAAGTAAAGAAGCAGACAACTAACAACCAGGTGGATGGTAATACAAACATAACATTTGATGATGCACTACTAGCTGTTAACCACTGTATCAAGACTGATGAGCATTTGCTGCGGCTTGAAACCTTGGTGGCGAGCGGTATCAGAAGGGATGAGCTCATAGAGTCATTCAATGGTTGATTCTGCTTGCTAGTGCATAACTTGCTAGCTACCTGTGGATAGATTGTGCAGAACTCTGAGGAAGAAGACCCTTTACCCCCCCCACCCCTTGGCTTGCTCCTGGGGTACCTGAAGCAATTTTTCGCTAGTTTTTTGGAACCGTATAGAGATTAACTGGTGGGAACTTTATTGGATGCCAGATTATTTTCTTACTAACTGGTATTTGTTTTGGAAGTTTCATCATCATTTTAAGAGTGTATAGAACCAAACCCGAATAAAAAGAATTTTATTTGGAAAACACCCTAGGGTGGCTACTCTCGTTTATCTAATTTATTCTCTCTAGGAGAACCCACAGCTCACGGCCCCGATTGTCTTGTCAACTTACTGACCTTAAAAGGAGTACCCTGCGGTTCAATTTGTTTATCTGCATCTGTCGTAGCTACATTTGCAAGGGCTGGGTAATGGCCCCGTATTAATTATTATACACGCCTATTGCATTATTGCAAGAACTTATGATAGACTGCGTTATACGTTAGATATAGGTTACATATAATGTTAGACTTGATTACAACAGTTATTATCAGCGTTAGCTTCTTTACTGCTGGATTTATATTGCGTCCAGTAATTAGTGAATACTTTAGCGCACCAATTAAAGATGATTTAAAAGGGGAAGACTATGGCTGCTGATAAATACAAAAGCTTTTTAGTAAGATTAACACCGAAGACTAGGGCTTTGTTAGATGCCGCACATGAGGACAAAGAGATGCCTCGCGCACATATTATCAACCAAGCATTGAAGGTTTATCTTAAAGAGTATAACAATGTCGACCTCAACGCCAGAATTGATGCTCTTAATATATGATATTAACTTTACCCTATCCACCATCCGTGAATACATACTGGAGGGCAAATGGCAAACGACGTTTTATTTCAAAGGCTGGTATGGACTTTAAAGCGGCTGTACAAGATTATGTTATTGACAATGCAATTCCTAAACTTGGCACTGCTAGGCTTCGCATGGATATTGTTATATGCCCTCGTAGCCGTCGTGTTTTTGATATTGATAATCTCCTTAAGGCTATTTTGGATGCCCTCATGGATGCTGGCGTATATGAAGACGATTCGCAAGTAGATGATTTGCATATAGTCCGTGGTGCAGCCTGTAAAGGTGGTGCTGCGGTTGTAGTTATAGAGGAAATAAATGGCTAAAGAACCAGAAGATAAAAGAAAAATTAAACGAATCCCGTCACTTAAAAACTATGGTGGCGTTCGTACTATACAGAAAACACTAGAGCGTTCTGCAACACTAGAAGCTAACCGTGAAGCCGTCTCTTATGCGTTACTGACCATGGCTAACACAAACCTTACAGACATTATGAGCTGGGATGAAGATGGTAACATTAAAGTCAAGGCCTCAAAGGACATTCCTGAACACGCACTACAAGCGATTAAAAGCATTAAGTCAACCACAAGGTATGACAAAGAAGGTAATCCTACGGCGACACTAGATATTGAGCTGTTTGACAAGATTGGCGTACTACGTTTACTAGCAAAAGCCTCTGGATTACTAGACCAACAGCAAGAATCAGATAAACCATCGGTGATTGGTGTCAATATTGTAGCACCAGAACCTATAGACGTAGAGGTGGAAGATGGCGAAGACTAAAGAACGCAGCACCAAGGAAGTATCTTTTGATGGTATTACTCTAAACTTTAGTAAATCACCAGAGGTTTACAAGTTTTTACAGAATAATGACTTTGTTCAAGGCCTGATGGGGCCAGTAGGTAGCGGCAAATCCTATGCTTGTTGTGCAAAAATATTCATTAAAGCATTAGAACAGACCGCATCACCTATTGATAACGTTAGATACTCTAGGTGGGCAGTAGTTCGTAACAGTTATCCTATGCTAAAGACAACAACCATTAAGACATGGTTAGATCTTTTCCCTGAAGGTACGTTTGGTCCTATGTTATGGACACCGCCTATTACTCACCACATACGCTTACCAGCTAAAGGTGATGCTGCTGGCATTGATTGCGAGGTTCTATTCCTTGCGCTTGACCAACCTAAAGACGTTCGTAAATTGCTATCGTTAGAACTAACTGGCGCATTTGTTAATGAAGCGCGTGAGTTACCTAAAGCTGTAATTGATGGACTAACCCACAGGGTTGGACGTTACCCTAGTAAACGTGATGGCGGTGCTAAATGGCATGGCGTGTTTATGGACACCAACCCTATGGATGATGACCATTGGTGGCATAGAGTGGCTGAGAAAGAAAAGGTTACAGGCAACTACGCATGGACATTCTTTAACCAGCCAAGTGGCGTAATTGAAGTTGATCCAGGCGATTTACCTGACAACCCTGAAGCTAATGACCACATCTTTGCATCTGGTCGATGGTGGAAGATTAACCCTAAAGCAGAAAACTTAACTAACTTACCTAATGGATATTACCAGCAAATGCTTGGTGGTAAGAACCTGGACTGGATTCGCTGCTACGCAGAAGGCAAATACACCTACGTGCAAGAAGGTAGACCTGTATGGCCTGAGTATGACGACAACCTGATGTGTGCTGATGTTGAGTATGACGAATCACTCCCATTACAAATTGGGGTCGACTTTGGTTTAACGCCAGCGGCCGTAATTGGCCAGAGACTGCCTAACAACAGGTGGGTCGTACTTCATGAGATTGTTACTGAAGACATGGGCCTTGAACGATTTGGTCAGCAGCTACTTGCGGAGCTTAATGCTAAATACAGCAAAGCCCAGATTATGATGTGGGGCGATCCAGCTGGTATGCAGCGTGATGCAATCTATGAGGTCACCGCGTTTGATTACTTAAGAACACTAGGACTTCGCGCACAACCTACACACTCTAATGACTTTAAGGTGCGTCGTGAAGGTGCTGCTGCACCTATGCAACGGCTGATTAATGGCAAGCCAGGTCTTATTGTAAACAGGTCTTGCAAGATGTTAAGAAAATCCCTCTCTGGTGGCTATCATTTTAAACGCGTATCTATTGGAGCAGGGCAAGAACGCTTTAGAGATATGCCAAACAAGAACGAACACTCCCACGTTGGGGATGCCTTTGGGTATTTAATGCTTGGCGGCGGCGAACATAAGCGACTTACTCGCAGCCCACTATCAAGCAGTAAACCAATCTTTGCTAAAACTGTTATGACTGACTTCGATGTATTCAATACTTGATAATATTAATGAGCATCTTCCAAGAGTAAATGGAGTTACTTTTTCTAAGTTCTACATTGAGGATGCTTTTGCAATAGAAGGTGGAGAGTTTTCTGGGCTGTCAACACAAAAAATGGTTGGCGTTAGAAAGATGCTAGATAATCAATCTACCCATGGATTTGCTGTCACCTGCCTTTTGCATGGAGAACCTGTTGCCGTATTTGGCTGTTGCAAGCTCTGGGACGGCGTTGGAGAGATGTGGTCTGTTATCGGGGACACAGCAAGACGTAGGCCAATTGCAACAACTAAGGTAGGAATTGCATTTACTGATATCTGCAAGCTATCT